TGAGGAATTCGTTCGTTTCCTCATGTCTATCTGTCTCAGCTATGCTTTTTTCTGTTTTCATGATAACCTCTTTGTTAATTAATTTAAAAAACATGTATTCTATATAAACATTTTCATGGGATATGCAAGGATAATTTTATGACTAAATATTTATTAATAATGTATATGTGCAGTATGTTAAGTGGCCAGTGTCCGTCATCACATGTGACTGGTTATTCATTTGATACTCACAAAGATTGTGTAGAATATGGCTATAGAGTGGCACATGGTACATTTAAATCATTAGAGGATACAGAAGAAATGACCCAAGAATACATAGAAAATAGCCGTATTATTGTCAGATTTGATTGTAGAGCTGTTGAGGTTCCAAAACAGATTGTACCCCCACCAAAACCCAAAACGAACGCATAGTTGCATTTAAGTCACATTTTGTTATATAATGATGCATGAAGCTATATCGCGTCCAAGTAAATTATAAAAATATATATATTGATGAGACGCTTGAGGCTAAGAACGATGTAGCTGCTCTTGAGTATTTTATAAAGAAGGTTGACTCAAGAGATATAACAGAGAGAGAAGGGCCAGGCTTTCATAATCCTGACATACTTTTCTTAACCTTCGAGGAGGTTGACCGAAATGCAACTACAAAAGTTAATATCGGAGAAACTTCAATTGGAGTCCAAATGGGCAACCAAAGCGTTGGAGCAGGGTAGAGTAACTCCAGACATGAAGTGGATCGATATCAAGATCAAAAATCTTAAACATAAGATTAATGATCAAAGTGTTGAAGACGCTAAACAAGGTCTTTACGATATAGCTAGTTAATACTAGCAATTATTTTTTTTTCATCTAAATTGTAGGCTATTCATGTCCCTAAATTATCTGAGTGTCTATAAAGTAAAAAATTTTTTTACAATTAAAGATCAATTAATAAAATTAATTTTAGATGATAAGTATGGTGTTCCACATGAACATATTTTTAAAACAGATTATTTTTCTGCAGTTAAAGGAGAGTGGTATAAGTATTTTCAAAATAAAGTTTTTGAAAATTTTAGTAAATTTTTTGTGCAAAAATATGAAGCTGATAAAATTTATTTAGACAATTGTTGGTATCAAATTTATGATACAAATAATTATCATGGTATGCATATGCATCCAAGAACTAATTTTACTAATGTTTTTTATCTACAGCTCCCAGGTCCAGATAGTCCTACAAGAGTACAAGGTCAAATATTAAATGCCCAAGAGGGTGATATTGTTTCTTTTCCAGGATTCATACCGCATGAGTCTAAAATTAATATTCATCAAAAACCTAAAATAATAATTTCTTTTAATTCATCTTTAGAGTTGAACTAAGGATTTCTAAAAATAACAATCATTAATGGTTTAATATATCCTAGTTTGAATGGATTATCTTTTGTGCCATCGTCATGACCAAAATGAAATCCTCTTACAGGTTTTTTTAAAAACCTTATTTCACAATTAGGGTTTTTATAAATATAATCATGAAAGTATTTAGTATGTGTAGCAGCAGGTAATAAAAAGACACCAGTAAAGTTTTTTGTATAATAAGCCTTTTCTACAAACTTGGGTATCTTCATGTCAAACAAGGGATGTATGTAAGCAATCTCACCTGACCAATCTTTATCTAAGCAACTATTCTCTTTTGTATAATATTTAGGCAACAAATGATTTTGATCAGAAGCACAGCAGTCTACTGTAAAATTAAATTCTTTTGTTAAATCTGACCAAATATCATCTGGTGTTCTAAGATACTTCATCCTTACTGCAGAAAAAGTAAGATTAGATTTTTTTGTTTTATCTATATTTTTTGGTTTCATTAAAAGAAAATTACTTTTTTCTTATATAAAGTTTTAGATTTTTTACCATCAAAGTAAAAACCCTCAACTTCTTTTTTATTCTTTCGCTTCGCCCCAACTTTTACCGATGGCAACATCAACTTTAAAAGGGACTTTAAGATTTTCAATAGCATTTTCCATTACCTCCTTTACCTTTGTTATATCATTTTCATTATTTATTGAAAAACATAATTCATCGTGAATTTGTAACAAAGGTTTAAACCCTTGCTTGTAACAATTTATCATAGCTTGTTTTGTTTGATCTGCAGCTGATCCTTGGATTAATCTATTTAAAGCTTTGTATGTAAAAGCTCTTCTAATATTATTACCATAAATAGCCTTAGCTTCTTCGTATTGCATGGCCTTATTCATTCCGAAGGTAGATGGCTCCCACATGTCAAATCGGCATTTACGGCCCTTTATAGTCCTTATAAAGCCATATTTTGAAGCACTATTGGTTACAGCTTCAGCAAGTCTTTTAACAAAAGGCACTCTATTGTGATATTTATTTAAAAGATTTTCTGCGTTGTCTTTAGAAATTCCTAATTCACGTGCAAGTTTAGCTTTGCCCATGCCATAAAATAAACCTAAATTAATAGTTTTTGCGTGTGTTCTACTAATACCTGCCATGTCAGCAACTATTTGATGAAAATCTGCTGCCTCATTTTTGTACGCTTCAATAAATTCATCTGCTCCACTAAAATCTTCATTTACACTAGCAGCATAATGAGCAACAAGTCTTGGTTCTTGTTGGCTGTAATCAAAACTACCCCATTGTCTACCATCTTCTGGTAAAAATAAACTTCTAATTTTATTGCCAAATTCTTTATTACGTGCAGGAATCTGTTGTAGATTAGGATTAGAATATGAAAGTCTTCCAGATACAGTACCCCCTTGATCAGATCTTAGTTGATTTATTTCTGAATGTATTCTACCTTTGTGAACAAATCTTTGAATGGAGTCTATGAATGTTGAATGGAATTTATTTATTTCTCTTGCTTCTCTTATTAGTTGCGCTATCGGGTTACTACAATTCACTAACCAGTTTTGGGTAAAGCTTGGCTCTTCAGTTTTCGGTGTCCGTGGGTAATCAACTCCTATCCTATCAAACACTTGAGCTACTGATCTTGCAGCCCAGATGTCTGGTTTGATAGTGGTCTCTTCTTTAATTTTATTTAATACTTTATATTCTTTTTCTTTAAATTCTTTTTTTAAACTCACAGCTTTTTCTTCATCAACTCGTATACCTCTACGCCTAGTTTCAATCAAAATAGGCAACAGCTCCATTTCCATATCCCAAACATCATTCAAACTTTGCTTTGAGATTTCTGTTTTAAATCTTTGCCAAAGCTTGAGGGTTAACCCTGCATCTTGCTCAGCATAGAAGCCTACGTAGCCCGCAGGCAATCTCCAAAGATCAGCTTTAGGGTCAATTCCCCATTCTTTAGCTTTCTCATTTAAAAACGTTTCATTCTTAATTTCACCTAAATAGTCTTTGGCACATGCATTTAAACTAAAGCTATATCTATTTTCATTAATCAAAGCAGCAGCAATCATTGTATCTACTATGGGTCCATTGATTTCAAATCCATTAACAAGTAGCCAACCCACATCATAACTTGCGTTATGAAATATTTTTGTGGCTGGCGTTTTTAAAACCTCTTGCATCCAAGCTGTTGTAATAGCAGAGTCCATATTACCACCTGCATCATGATGAATAGGAAAATACCATTGTTGATCAAAAGCAGCTACTGCAAAACCTACAATATGGCCATCAAAAGTTGCCCAACCTGCACCTTTTGTTTTAATGTTTGGATCTTTAGTTTCTATATCAATTGCAATTTCTTTCGCATGTCGCAAATCTGGATATTCATTAGGGCATACCCAATCGCTATCATTGTATATAAAATTAAGTTGATGAGTCATGTAAAATTCTAAATATAGTGGTATATGGATTTAGATCTATATCTTTTACGCACCCAGTCAGGGTCATAACAATACCAACTATAAATATTAATCGGATCATATTTCATTTATTTTTAACGTCTTTCATTTTTTTTATTTCAAGATCACAATAATGTTTTATTTTTTCTAAATCTTCAACGCCATTCTTAAAACGATATCTACAAACGTATTTGATAACGTTACCTTGAAAAAAAGATAATTCATTTTTTGAAATAAATTCATAAGGTTGAATGTGAAAATGTTTATAATGAGATCCTCCAATCTGCTTATCTTGTGGAAAAGCATCATCAAACATATCTTTATCTGTCATAGTTTAAACTCCTGAATTACTTTAATATTTTCTTCTGCTTGTGATATTTTATTGATTAACTTATCCGCCTCTTCTATGTGTTGTGGATGCTCTCCTATAGCCACAGGTTTTTCTAAATAAATTTTTAGAGTTGCCTCAGCCTCTGATATTTGTGCATTGTATTTATCTTCCAATGCTTGAAGTATTAATGATCTAAACATAATTTGCCTCATATAATTTATAATATTTTCCTAATGGAAAGTTATACTGATGATTAGTTCCTAACAAGTGTAAATTTTTTTTACATCTTGTAACTCCCGTATACCAAACTCTAAGTTCTTTTACTTTTTCTGTAGAATTTTTTTTATCAAAATGTGATGGAAAGTTACATTTACTAGCCAAAACTACATTATCAGCTTCACCGCCTTTTACTTGATGGATTGTATCAATAATAATATTTGGTGGTTGTGTAAGATCCACACCTTCTTTCATCAATTTATTAAAATATTGTTTATCCTTATCTTTAAATTTTCTTTTAAACACTTGATTCCATGGACCTTTTTCATCTCTCATACCACATCTGAGATGTAATTCATCAAAATTAAATACTTGATTTGGGTGAGCAAAAGACCATTTTTTGCTATCTTGTGACCGGTATCCGTGGTCAATGTTTAACAAATACTCATACATAACACATGCTTCTTCTCTTGATATAGACCCTCCTTCACAAATTTTATCCCATAGTTGAATAGCCATAAATTGATTTGGATCAAATGATTTATTATTTTTTTGATCTTGGTAATACAGACCAAGGTTTTTTGCCTCCTGTTGCAGCTCTCTCTTTACATCATTTATTCTAGCTAACACCATCCAACTACCATCTAAATCCCAAGGAACTTTCTTTAACCCATTCCATCTTTGTATCGATCCTTCTTTACCATTAGAATAAAATTCTTTTTTAATTCTATTAGTCCCCATCGAATGCAAAATACAATTAGAAAAGTAATGTATATTTTTATTTAATCTCACACTTTTTTTTAAAACTAAAGATTTGCCAGGAAAAGTTTGAAATAAATTAACATCAGCTCCGTTCCACTCGTAAATAGCTTGATCGTCATCCCCTGCAATGTAAACTCTATCTACAGCTTCAGCTATTTTTACAACCATGTCCCATTGTAAAGGTGTAAGATCCTGAGCTTCATCAACCATCAAAACTTTAAATGGTATCACTAATCCATCAGTGATGTATCTCTGCACCATGTCAGTAAAGTCTAACCTGTCAGGTGTCCGTTGTCCGTTTTCTAATTCCATTGTTTTAAATTCTTCGTAACCATTTATAATTGATTTAAATTGTTGTAATCTCACAGCTTTTCTAGATTGCTGTTTGTAAAGCCATACAGGATCTACCTTCATGTTTCTTGCTCTATCGTAAATTTGTAGTGACCAATTGTTATAAACCTTCGCATCATCATGGCCTTCTTTATAATTAACTTTTATAGTTCCGTATTGAGTGTGAAACATTAACATATCTGTTTTAGGATCTAACACTGGAATTTCAGCAAATTGTTGTCGAGCCAAAGAATGTAATGTTCTAAAATATTTAAAATCGTCATCATCATATTCTTTAAATCTTTTTCTAACTCTAGCTACACACTCATCCACAGCTTTGTTTGTAAAAGATACATAACAAATTTCATCAGGTGAATAACCTTGTTTTAAATAACGTTGCACACGTTTTAATAAATTTTCAGTTTTACCTGTTCCTGGTGGACCAAATATTTTAATTGTCTTCCCACGCAGCCTTTGGTTTAGTAAATTTGACATCTTTGTTTTTGTGTTCTTGTTGTTTTGGCAAAGGTACAATCCAGTGTCGGCTTTGTATACCTTTGAACTTTGCTTTTGGTTTTGCACCACCTTGTTCTAAAAATTTTGTGCATTCTTTTTCATTCCAATTATAACCCATCTTTTTCATAAAAGATCTAAATGTTTCTAACTTAAATCTCATTTCAACTTCATCTCGCCAAATATTACCAGAGTCTATTTGATCAAACTCTGTGGTGTCCTCAACATCTTCTAAAAATCTTGACATCCTTGAATTAAACACATCACTACCTTCTTCTGTTGCATCAAAACCTTCCATGTCTTGCTTGTTGGTCATCAACTCATCTAGCCAATCTCGATAAGGGTCTGGATCTCTTTTAGTTGGTTTAAGTGGTCGCCACACAATATCATAATTTAAAAGTTGTTCTCCTAACAATTGTTGTTGATATAATTGTTTTGTAGATAGTCTTATAGATTTGCCTTGAATAGGTAAAATCCAATATGGTTCAGGATATGAGTTTACTTTTATAAGTTTACCAACTTCAGGTAATGCTTCATTCGCACCAATACCTAATTTTCTTTTTACACATTCACCTGATACGCAGTGCATTCTAGCAATTGATGTTTTACATTTGTAGGCGTACTCTTTATTTTCAACACCTTTAAAAATATTTTCTAATTCTTTTGGGTGTAGTCTTTCTTCACATACTTTAGCCATCATATCTCTAGTCCAATCTTGATACATGACTGGATCGGGATTAATTTTTTTAGCTAACACAGCAACATTAAACATAGCATCATTACGACCCTCACCTTTTTTAACTTTATTTTTCATAAAATTTACGACACAAGGTGGATAGTCTTTGGTTTCATTATCTTGAAAAATTTTTAATTTTTTGAATTCTGTTGGCTTCAATCTAAATTGACTTACAAAGTTATATAAATCTTTTAAATGTATTGAGTTACACTGATCGTCCATAGCAACTCTCGTTGTCATGTTTGCTTTTTGGTAAGGTAAGTTTACAAAATTACCTTTTCTTTTTTCATCCCAATTATCTGGCGTTAAATCTACTTCGTCTTGTGCAGGAAAAATATCTGTTGTGGTATCATTAATACCTAAGTCAGAGGCTAACTCAATTAATTTTTTTCTCATTGCAGATGCAGGAACTACACCTTCAATAAATAAAATTAAATGGAGTCCGTTGGATTTTGATCTGAAGGGTACGAGCGGGTATTTTCTTTTCCGTATAACCGATATAACTTCTTGATGCTGTATATTATAACGATCAACATCGATGACCCCCCAACTGCATGTATTATCATCTCTAATAGGGACAGACCCATAATAAGTTTCTCCTTTTAAATGTTGTATCCAATGATCTTTGGTCATTGGAGAAGGTTCAACCCAATGTTTGAATTCTGCCTTGCCTTTAGAGTTTTTCTTACCCGTTGGTTTGGAAACACCAAAATATGTAGTAGAGCCCTGGAAGAGATCTATAAACTCCTCCAGGGTTTTGTCAAGTAGGTCCATTTTAGAATGGAGTTTTTGCTACTTGTTCTTCTTTGCCGTGGTTGACTCTAACAGCACCTTTTTTACATGACTCATAAAAATCAAAAGCTGCTTTAATTGTTTCTTCGCTCTCCACTTGTCCTATATGCTCAATCTCCCAACCAAACCAAGAACCTAAGTTGTTCTTTTCTAGTACAGTTTTAAGAGAATACATCTGAGTAAATGGTGCAGGTTTAAAAAAACCTTTTCCATCTTTTTTCTTTTGTCTCAGAGACATCATCATTGAATTCCACTTTTTAGATTTTTTTCTTTGAGTAGATTTCATTGTTATTAATGCCGTTGAAGATTTTTCTTCTTCAACAACCATAACATAGTGAGAAGCTGTCTCCTCTATGTAATTACCATTTTCGAGTCGATCTTTGCCATCATCTCCTCTAGTAGTTTTCGTCATGATATCCGAATCTGCAGGATAAACATTAATTGGAGCTACAGCTCCCTTATCTCTATCTCTCCATTCGATGTACTCTAGCTTATAGTAACAAGGAATTACGTAAATTCCTTTTTGCCCATCATAAAGTTCATCTGTTACTGTGTTATAGATCATTCCTGCTCTAGCCTCTGCCATAAACTGACTATCACCTTGTGTTACTTGAGGTGAAAGCTGACCAAGAACTTTAAGAAATGGTAATGCTAGACTTTTTGAATCTACGTTCTCAAATCCTGCATCGCCAAATTGCTCGATATTAATCGTTGCAACTGCTCCTGCTTCTTTTTTAATCGTTACTTCGTTCGATTGTCCGTTTTTTGGTTTCATATTATTACCTTTTATTTACTTGTTATTTTCGTTTTATTTGCGATGTATACTCCGAACAAATCAAATGGTAATTTTTTACCACCCTCAACTTGTTCTTTAACAAATGCCTTTAAAGTCATAGGTTCAACTTTTTCTTTTTTGTTATAGTTGAAACCAAACTTCTCACAAACACTTATTAATTCAGAGACTTGGTTGTCTTGTCCTCTACCAAATGAAGCAGTAACAGTATTTTTAATTAGATCTTCAAATCCGTTACTTCTTAAATAGCCAAAGGCCTCATCAACACGTGACTCAGGAATTTTTGCTGCATAGAATGGTTTGACTTCTACACTCGAACCATCAGCTAACTTCAGCAAAGATACACCGGCTTCCTGCATCATCTCTGGAATTACTCTTTCTTCAAGATCTCTAGATTTATTTTTTAAAGTTTTTAATTTATCTTCTTGATCTTCAATTTGCTTTTGCAAATCTTTTAGTTGATTACATTTTTCAGAAATAGATTTTACACTATCTTGACTAATGTCTATATTTGACATTTTTTCAATATCCATAAATCCTCCTGTTGGGGTCTTAAATTATTTACTTGATCTTGTAAACAAAAAAAATATATTTGCTTTAGATGTGGAAATATCCGTACAAAACTAAACCTTACGAACATCAACGTAATGCATTAAACCAATCTGCAGAAAAAATTCAATGGGCATATTTTATGGAAATGGGTACAGGCAAAACTAAAGTAACTATTGATAATATGGCTTTTTTATATTTTCAAAGAAAAATTACTTCTGCTTTAATTATTGCACCTAAATCGGTTTACACAATATGGGAATCTGAAATAGAAACACACATGCCTGATGTTTTAAAAAAAACTATATTTAAGTGGAATATAGATAAACCTAAAGATTATTACAAGTTAAATGAATCAAAATATTTTAGAATCTTTCTAATTAACGTTGAAGCTTTGTCTACAAAAAGAGGCTTTCAGGCTTGTGTAGATTATTTATCTAAAAATAAATTAAATTTTGTAACACTGGATGAATCAACCACAATAAAAAACCGATCAGCAAAAAGAACAAAAAACATTTTAGGATTAAGATCATTATCCCGTATAAGGCGTATCCTAACAGGATCGCCAATAACAAAATCTCCATTAGACTTGTATACACAATGTCAATTTTTAAGTCCAGAATTATTAGGTTTTTCTAGTTATCTTGCATTTAGAAATAGATATGCTGAAATGACTGACATACCTGTTGGATCAGGTAGGTTTGTGAGTGTGCCTAAATATTACAAAAGGTTAGAAGAACTAGAATCTAAATTACAACAATTTTCTACGAGAATACGAAAGGACCAATGTTTAGACCTGAAGCCAAAGATTCGCCAGAAAAGATACATTGAGCTCGAAGGTGAGAGCAAAAAAATATATGATCGCCTACGAATTTCTGCACTAGCGATAGTTGAAGATAGTACAATATCATTTTCTAATAAATTAACAGAAATTGTTAAATTACACCAGGTCTGTAATGGTTTTACTAAAAGTGATGAGGGTGAATTATTAAATTTACACTCACAAAAATTGACAGCTCTCGAAGAAATTTTAGAAGAAACAGATGGTAAAGTAATTATATGGGCCAACTATATTTACAACATAAAGCAGATTATAATGTTTCTAAAGAAGAAATATGGAGATAAATCAGTCGTTAGTATTTATGGAGAAGTTGATGTCGAAAATAGAAAAAGAGCTGTTGAACGCATACAAAAGGATCCGACTTGTAGGTTCATGGTCGGTAACCCTACCACTGGGGGTTTTGGTCTTACTCTTACTGCTTGTACAACTGTAATCTATTTTTCTAATAACTATAATCTTGAGGTAAGAAAACAATCTGAAGATAGAGCTCATAGAATGGGTCAGAAAAATTCTGTAACATATATTGATATTGTTGCAAAAGATACTTTAGATGAGGCTATTATGAAATCTTTGGTAACAAAAGGTCATTTAGCAGCTAAAACATTAGGTGAAGAAGATCTAAGAGACTGGTTGTTATAAAGAACCCCATTGATCTGCCATGGCATCTGCTACGCCAGTAAAAAACTTAGCTCTATTTTTCTGTCTTTCTTTTCCCCCCTTATTATACCAATTACCTGGTATTTTTGTGCTCTCTCTTTCTAATACAATTTTTGTTGGTTTTAATTTTGGTAAATTTTTTAACCATAAACAAGTTTTTTTTTGATATGGATGACCATATTCATAGGGTTGTATAATCTGATCATATTTAGGTAATTTAAAAATTGTTGAAGGTATAGGATTTTCAACTGCTACTCTACAATCCATATTGTAAAGGCACATAAAGAATCTTTTTGCATTTAATCCTTTTTTATATCTTGCCTCGTTAAGTTTTCCTTTAGGATATAAATGCCTAGCTCCTGCATTAGATAAATAAGTGCATGGTGGATGAGCTATAATCAAATCCCATTGGTTTTTTTCTAGATTTAAATGATTTAAAACATCGTCTTGTATGTGTTTTCCAGGTGATTCAGTTGGAATAATATCACAACTTACTGCCTCATGACCTTTTTTTGTAAATGCATCTCTGACTATCCCAGAGTATTCACATGCTACTAGAACTTTCATTTTTTATAATTTTATTGTATTCATCTACTCTTAATAGAAATTTATCTGCATATTCCTTTAAATCAGCCTCTGAGAGCCTAAATTCTTGATATTGTAGGTCTCGGGTACAAATACTGATTACACCCTGCTCTATGGGCCCGTAATTAGCAGTATGGGCTAAATAATAGGCACCCAGCTGTAACTTATAATCTTCAACCCATTCTTCTTTTTTTGGCCTATTTGCTTGTTTCCAATCAACTATGCTAGGTTTTCCGTATGCTATAGCAAGTAAATCAGCAGTTCCTGCAAATTTATTTTGATATTGTAAGCTGATTTCATTACCCCAAACCTCATCTAATTTAATATTGTCCAAAATGGTTTTTGCCATCATTCTTGGTTTTGTGCCATCTTCCTGAGCATTGTAATAACCTTGCCCAGTAAGAAAATATTCAAGCACTTGATGCATTTCTGTGCCGATAGTAGAAGCTTGTGTCATGATCCTATCTGCCTCTTTATCGCCCACACGTCTACGCCAATTATCTAAAAATCTTTTATCTTTTGTAGCACTCAAAATAGTTGTGACAGAAGGCACTTTAATATTATCTACCAAATACTTCCTTCCAGTTGTATCTGAAAATCTATTGTAATGTTTATATGGATATTTTTTGTTTAACTTCATCTTGTGATTAATACAATTATGACACTAGCCATACCTGTAATTAATACACCCGCTGAAGTCAACATTATTTTTTCTATTCTACTAACAGCTTTTTCTAAATTATTAATTTTATCATGTGTTTGTTTTTGCATAATACGACACAATTTTTCATGTGATTCGATCATTTGTAATGCATTTTTTTTAGACATTTCTATTCTTCCTAGCTATTTCTGCTCCTATAGGATCATTTGGAAATAATGCTTGAAATCTGTTAGCATTTACTTGTCCGGTAGCCGGTGGCACTGGGGCTACAGGAGCTGTCACATTAGGATTCTCTAAAACTAAATCATCAAAAACTTTTGTTTTTTCCTCATTTACAACTTCTGCTTCTTCTTGATTAAGTCTGTTTTCATTTTGTGTAGCACTATCTAAAAATGCTACCGCATTGTTGTCTGTTTCAACGTTACCAGATGATCCAACATTATCGTATGCAAATAGTGTTTCGAAAGTTTTTGTCGGTAAAGTCTTCTCGTTATATTGTGGATCAGGAACTTGCGTATCAAGTTGTAATAATCTCTCAGTAATTTCTTCTGGAGTGACTGATTTAGGATCTATTTTAGGTATATCAGTATCACTATCTCTTAAATAATTCATGACTCTTGCAAACGCTTCTCTTTTTTGAGTTAAGCCCAATCTACCTACAACTCCAGGTGATTGTAAAATGTTTGCTGCAGTTTGTATGTCTCTTCCTTTAAAATATCTTCGTCCTATTCCTAATAATCCAGGAACACCATCACCAACTTTTTTACCCATCAACAACCCTATTTGTTCTTCTGGGTTAAGAGCATCGTTCCATGCTTTCATTGCTATTGGATCTGTAGCTATTTGACCAAATCTTCTTGCAAGTAAAATAAATAAAGCAGGGGCAAACGGATTTATAGCAGCTGAACCTCCAAGTACCATAGCTCCTGCAAAAGAATTAAGACCACCTAATTGTAATCTTCTTTGCATAAAGGTAGAAGTGTCTGCTATTGGTGTATCAGAAACTGCTTTCATGTAAGTTATAAATCTTTCAAACTCTTTTGCTTGGCCTCTACCACCTAATATTGATATTAATTTTTCTTTTGCTTCATCTTTACTTGGGTCTTGAATACCTAACTCTTTTAAAAATCTATTGATATTAAATCTAGCTGTATCTTTGGCACCAAATTTTATTTTTTGTGCATCTAATATTCCACCTCCTCTTCTAACCTTATCAATACTAAAATCTAATATTTCTTCATTTCCTGCTTTAGCAACATTTTGCATCGCTTGCATAACATCTACTGTACCATTTATTCCTGTTCTTACAGTTGCGTCACCTGCTATTTCATCCATTAATGTTCTACCACCTGGTGTTAATGATGAATCAAAACCTCTGTAAAAAGTATTGAACATCCATCTAGCTTTCATTGCATTAAATAATGCTTCTCCACCACCTTTTATTACTCCGATAGGTTGTTTAGTTTTTGCTGAAATAATTTTTTCAGCTCCTAACAATTGTCTTAATTGTGTTATGGATTGTGAATCTCCATGAGTGAAAACATCGTTTGCGAGATCCCTAAAAAAAGATTGTGCTTTGCCTCTTTCAAGACCACCAATACCTGCAAGTGCTTTGTTTGTAAATTTAGTGTTATCAAATGATCTAAATATTTTTGTAATATTAGCTCTTTCATAAAAATTCATTAAAGTAGCAAATGTATCGTTTGCTCTGTAAAGTTGATTTTGGAGATCTTCAGCTTGTTTTAGTTGCAATGCTAAATTAGCATCCGCAGTTTCTTTACCTGCAGTAGTTGCAAGATTTTCATATGCACTTTTAAATGCTTCATCTTTAAAAAAAGTCTCTTTAGTAATGTTTTTACCAAACATATTTAAATCTGTTTCAAGTCCCTCTCTTAAAGCCCATAATGTAGGTCTAATGTTTACGTACGCTGTATCTTCAATAGCTCTATTCATAACTTTCATTAATTCTTTATATTGAAGTGGCGAAACCATATCATCTAGAGAATTTACATATCTATAGAAAGTGGTTAAGGGATCTCCTACTCGAAGTAATTTATCTATTTCTTTTTGTGGTAATTGTCCAAAAGCATCAGTAGCGTATTGTCTTAAACCTGGAAAGTTCAAAGCTAATCTATCAACCATATCCTTTGCAAATTGTTTTGTTTTTGTTAATTCAATAACCTTTGGATTTCCAATAGTATTTGCTAGTGCTTCAAAACCTGTATATGCATCGTTTATTAATTTTGAATTTTGTTTAAAAGCTTCATCTGCTTGTTTAAACACAGATGCTGAAAGCAAACCAGTTTTGATAAGAGGACCATAGTTTAATACGCTTGTGTTTAGATAATTTTTACCTGCTGCACTTTCTGCACCCTGCAAAGCCTCTTTACCAATTCCATTAATAAAAGGCATGATACCAAGGACTTTAAAAAATTTGTTTGCAAAACCACCTAATAACCCAACACCCTCTTGTGCTGTCATAACTAATGGTATGGGTAAGCCTTTATCTCTAGCTATTCCAACTAATTGTTTAGCATCTTTAGATTTAGCACCGATTGCAAGTCTGCCTAATTTACCTAAACTTTTTGTAATAAGCGGTGTTAAGGTTGCTGCACCTGCATTCCAAGCTAAAGCTGTAAACATAGCATCAGATGCATTTGCCATCATATTAGTGTTAACCTCTTTTGGACTTATGTTATCAAGATCTGAAGCAATGGCATCCATTACTGCAACACCAGCAGTTTCATTTAATGCATCGTAGGACACAGATCCGACTCCAGCTCCGATTGTACCACCTAATACAGATGCCATTTCTGTTCTTCCTAAAGGACTTGCTATTACTCTACCTACAGTAGGATCAGCTGCTTTTGCTAAAAGTTTGACAGCTCCACCTAATAATTTAAATCTGCCTGGTAATCTCGCTGTTAATTTATCTGCAAAGTTATTAAAAATTCTTGATCTTGGAAAAAGACCCGTGTCTTTGTTGCCAGGTATTTTTGACTTAGCAGCACTAAAAATTTTTTTTCTATCTGACACATAAGGATAAATAGAACCTATCAAGTCACCTGCTAATATGGCTGTGTTTCTGCCTTTGATATTACTATCTTGCTGTTGTAGACTTACACCAATTGGATCTAAAGTTGCAGCATCAATCGTAGCTATATCTTGAGCTGCACTTAATCTTTGCGATTGTATTTCTGATGTAGATGGTCCAGATAAAAGTCCTTGTCTTATAGCTTCATCAACAGCTCTTTTTTGTTGTGAATTTAATTTACTTGGATCAAATGTCTTTTCATCAATTTGTTTTTGTATTTCAGCTAATGTTGCCATTATATTGTACCTATAATTTTATTGATCTCATCTATCCCTAAAGCCTTTCCTAATTGTTGTTCTAGTCCCTCTTGTCCTTCAAATTCAACAAAATCTTTTAAAGCTCTTAGATCTTTTAGTGTAGTATCTAAACCACCAGATGCTTTAAATAATTTTTCTTGTCTTCTAATATCTGCTCGTAAGCCTCGTGCAATCGCCCTAATAGAAGCTTTTACGTCTGCACCAGCACGTGTTAATGAGAAAATATTAACTATTTCTCTAGCAGCGTTAATGTCTCTTTGTGTTAATCTATCTTGATCTTTGAATGTATTAGCAAGTGCATATACAAGTTTTGTTTCATAAACAGCCAACGCTTCTTGATCTTCTCTACTTAATCCAGAGAAAAATCCTTTTGTTCCTGAAGCCGCAAGTAATCTTTCTTTCGCCTCTTTTAATAAACCATCATCTTTAAAATTACCTATTTCAATAGCTTTTTTATCTCTATCATATTCATTTTGATCTATTTCACCAGCAGCTAAAGCTCTATCTAAAGCTTTTATTTCATCTTTTTGTAAACTTTGTAGTTCTGCTAGTTCTTGGTCAAAATTTTTAATTGTACTTCCACCTAATAATTCTTTTCCAACTCCTGAAAGTCTTCTTGTAAATTGATCAATAACTAATCCGGCACCCGCTTTTACCTTTTCACCTTTATCTTCTTGATCTAAAATACTTAATACTTTGTTCGTTGTAGATAATGCATCATATCTATTTCCTAAAATATCTTGAATATCAAATAATCTGTCATTAATTTGTTTTTGTGCAAAGAAGTTTTCAAATTTTCCGATTACTCGACCCTCACTATCTTTTATAACTCCACCTTGTGGTACTGGGACAAAAGTCTCTCTATTACCTACAACTCCTGCAGGGATTGTTACTGTGCCATCTTTTCTTTGAAATCCTGCAATATTACTTAAATCACCATTAGGTAATCTTATTTGAATAACCCCTGGGTCTTGTTCAGGATTTTCAATATTAGCAGCATCGTTCAAAAATTTCATGTGATCCATAGCAGCATTTAAAGATGCCTCTCTTGCGTTTTGTCTAAGTTCACCCTCTTTTAATTTAATAGTAGCATAATTATTTACAGCTGGACCTAATGCTTGTCCAAGAACTTCTAATGCACCACTTATTCCTGATCTCGCAGTAGTCCCAGTTAATAAACCTGATGCTAAATTAGCTAAAAAAACAAGATTTGCTTGTGAGCCTTTGTTTTGATAAACTTCATCATAATACTTTCTAGCTAACTTTATCGTATTATTAAATTCTGCATCGCCAGATGCACCACCTTTTAAAATAATATTATCGCCATTAGCCTCTGGATTTTTTTGAGCATTTGTTTCTTTAACGACTTCAGCTCTCTCTAAAGCACTAACACTATCTCCACCTCTTCCACTATCTACATCAGGTGTATCTGGTGGTGGCACAGGGCCAATACTATTGTCCTGAATTTTTGTTAAACTCGCAGTGCCGTCAGCAGATTCAAATTTATCATTTAATAATTCATCACCTTCTGCCTTTAAAACTCTTTTGTTAACTCGACCAGCTCCTGGTTGTGGACCTTCTGTTTTTTGTGGTGCCTTTACTTGTTTTGGTTCAGGTGGTTTTGGCACAAATTTTCCAAATAAATCTTGATCACTTACACCTTCACTAAAATAATCAGTAGATTTTAATCTATTTTGTCTAATAAAGTCTTCACGCTCTTCTGGACTCATAGCATTAATTTTTTTTCTAAGTTCTATTCCGGCTTTTGTTCTGTCAGCAATCAAAGCCAAAGTTCCTATACCCACTGCAGATGGTAAAAAACCAATTGATCCTAATGCTGCAGCTCCCGGTAATCGAGTTGCTCCGATTGCACCAGCTATCTGTAGAGGACTTTTATATGGTGAATCTTTCATGCCAAACGCATCTGCTAAAATACCTGTTCCTTCAAATCCTAAATATGCTGGTATATTAGCGATACCTGCACCAAATCTTACAGGTCTACTACGCATTACATTTTGCATGAAAGTAGGTTTAGGCGGACCAAATTTTTGTAAATTTACTGGACTAAAAACTCCTTGACCTGGCACAACTGCAGGAACTTGAGGCACTGATCGTGGTCCTCCGACCATAACTCCTATCTCAGCATGTATAGGTTTTACATGTCCTTTTTTTAAGGCCACGTTTCGAAACATCGGTCTGTTTAAAACTTTATTTATAGACATGTTTCTCCTACGTTGTTTGTTGGTTTGCGCCTGTGTAAGCTGCGAATGCTCCTATACCCGTTCCTACTGCTTGTGCTAATGGGCTAGTGGTTGGAGCTGTACCCATAGTAACAGCTGATCTTGACGTAGGACCTGACTTATATAAGTTTGCTAAAAATTCAGCTCTTTGAAAAGGTTCAAATTGTTGTTGTAAAGTTGAAGCTCTTTGTGCATCTAAGGCTTGTTGTGCTAATTCTCTTTGCACGCCACCAGCAGAAAATAAACTTTGCAAATCTTTCATTGCCATATTTTGTTGTCCTGCACCAAGGAATCCTAATTGTTGACCAGCTGCCAGTCCTAATTGTTGTTGTCTTTGTGCTGCACCTAAAGCTGTGTTAAAACCTGATGCTAAAGATCTGCCTATTGTATTTAATGTTCTACCTTGTAACTCAGCCCTTTGCACTCCTTCTCTTCCTCCACCAAAAGCCCCTGATTGAATTGCTTGGTTGGCTATTTGATTTTGTGCCATTTGTGATTGTCTGTTAATCTCATCGGTAACAAATTGTTGATATGGATTTAAAAACTGACCTATCTGTTGTGCACCCACTGGAGTTGCAGCTGTTTCTATTTGTTTTATACCCTTTGCAACTGTATCTGCTCCCACTCCTGTTTTTGCTGCTTGTGCAAATCCTAATTGCTCTAAAGCACTTGGCCCCGCAACTTGTATATCTGGTAAATCTATAGGTTCTTGTGCAATTTGACGGGCAATGTCCATCAATTCTATTTTACGTTCTTCAATACCTGGTGCTTCTCTTACAAATTGCGTTGATGCAGCTGGTGCTGGTGCTCTTGATGATCCTCCTCCAAAAAAACTCATATTATATCCATTTCTCTAGTTGTACGTGTTTCTTTTGCCATCCCCATTTTTTAGAAACTTTTTCCCAACCGGGTCTAGCCATTATACTCATGCGTTTACATTTATTATGTTTTGCAAAATTTGTTACTTCATTTACTAAATTATCTTCCCAAAGTTCTCTTCTTTTACCTGTACAGATTACTATTTCATATTGAGAAAAATTAGGTAATTCAGCAATTCTTCCTATACAAACACCAAATACTTTATTTTCTTCTTGTTCATCTGAACCAAACATAATCCAACATTGCATTACGTCTTTTTTTAATTCTCTAAAAAACCATTCTTTATCTGCATACTTGCCAGAAAAATTAAGAGCCTCTGCTATCATAAATTCCATTAATGGCCAAAACCTATCAATGTCTTTTGGTTCAATTGGTAATACGTTTACTAAGGGTTTAATTCGTTTTTTGGTTACTGCCATTTTTCTCCTTTAATAAATCAAACACACGTTTATAACGTGCTTGTTGTTCATAAAAGTATTTGGCACCTTTTTCTCTCATGTCTTTCATGCTATTTGGATTAGCACCTGCAATGATTCCAGCACCTAATACTCCATCTGCTCTTGTTACAAACTCTCCGTCTGCTAATTGAGCTAACATTGTATCCTCGTCTTTATCACCCACTCCTGCTCCGTCTTCAACATAACCTAATGCTCTAACATAATTGTTAGCATCGTTTTCATCGTGAGTCATTTTTGATGGAAGGTAATTTATACCACCTTCATTAAATTTTTTAATTTCTGCAAGACCACCAACTTTTAGTTGTGTTCTATTCATACCATATGGCCCTACTCTAAAATCACCTTGATTTTTTGGATCAGCTTCAGGAATATAAACTTTTTCATATTTTACTTCTTGTCCAGTTGTTGGATCGATATAACTATAACCAGGTCTTTGTTGTGCAAGTGTAGCATAGGCTAAATTATATCCTGGTTGATAAATGTCTGTCGGCCCCTGATTAAAAGCACCCAATGCAAATGGTATACCACCTGCTAGTGCAGAAATTTTCATAGGATCATATTGATCTGTATCCTTTTTTTTCTTTAATAATATATCTAATATAGATCTTTTTTCAGTTGCAGTCTCGGCACCCTTTTGTAACATTGCTTGTCTGCTTGCTTCTAATGCGCCTTGTTGACCTGCAGCAAATGGAGAGTTAGCTGCGATTGTTCCTGTTGTAGCTATAGCAGGATTAAAACCTGGAACTGGAATCATATTACCTAAATTGTAACCACCAAAAGCACCTGCGGCTGTGCTTAATAATTGATTTATCCCAGAAGCACCAGCGTCTCTAGAATCTCTTAGTCCTCGATAACCACCATAGATTGCTGCAGCGATAGCCAGTGGATTTGCCATATAAAAATTCTCCTTTGATCTAAAATGTAAATACTACCATTTTACTTGGTATATATCAACTCATCATAGAACTTGCCTTGGTACTGATGCTCTCCAACATGGACTATTGAATCATTTATAAATGCGTGACATTTACCACCTATATCTCTCCACAATTTACAAAAAGCAAAGTCTTCACCTAAAAATGTTTTTTCTTGTGGATCATGTAAAGTGTCAAAGAAATTCCACATATTAGGTTTATCTACATATTCCCCATTAATAATCGTTTTCTGCACTATCTTTTTTTCTGGATATTTCTCTATCATTTTTTCTATAACATTTCTTTTAATTAACATGCACCCAGTCGGAGAATCTGTAACTTCCATTACTCCCTTATTAACCAAAATATTTTTGTCGTTAGGCACTTTCATTGGGTATGTATGTAAAGCTCTACGTATATCATCTGCAGATTTAATTTTGCCTTGTTGCATTTTTTCATATGCTTTGTCCCACATTAAAGTTTTAAGAGGATAAGGCACTGATATAATATCTTTATCAGCATCTAACATAGAAAATATTGATTTAGATTGAAAATAAATATCAGAGTCAATAAATAATAAATGGGTTGCATTGCTTTCTAAAAACCCAGCCACACACAAATTTCTACCTTGTGTTACTAATGATGATTTGTTTAAATGAAAAGATATTGGTACTTTTTTCTTAAAACATTCTTGTTGTAATTCTATTAAAGCTTGTGTGTAATGAATAGAAACCTCACTATGGACAGGTGTACCTACAAATATAATTTCTTTTGATTGTCCGGTGTCCGTTTTCCATAGTGGTTTAATAGCTGTTTCATAATCAGATTGTGCCTCAACTTTGACATCTTGTAATGTTTGATATGTATCTGGATTTATATATTTATCGATTGACATTTATGGCCCCTTTTAAAAAATTTTCCCATTCTTTACCTTTTTTCTCCCAACTATAAAATCTTTTGTAATACTTCTGTTGTTCATCTAAATGGTTTTGTATTATATCTGTGTGCAAATAACTAGCTGCTACATCAATCGCTTCAGCTGTTGCATGAGCTAACAAGTTAAGATCTTTAGAATAATTAATGTATATTGGCCACTCAGCACATGTTTCAGGTAATGCGCCAAAATTAGTTGTGACTACATGAAGACCACATGCTAAAGCCTCAAGTGCAGAAGCACAAAAAGTTTCTTCAAAGATAGATGGATAGACAAACAAGTCATAATCAGTCATGTGATCTAGTATGTATTCATTGGGTTTGTATCCAATGTAATTTACATTTTGTAAAGATCTAGCTTGTTCAAATAATGGTTCAAAATCTGTCCCACAATTTTTTACAAACTCATCTCCATAAATTTGACATGAGCTGTACACATCTAATGTTACGTTAGTGCTTTTAATCATTTGCATTGCTAATAATAAAACATTTAAACCTCTCCAAGGTGTGCAATGATGTATAATTTTTATTGGGTCACCTTTTTTGTATATTTTTCTTTGTGGAAAATGATGTGCACCATTCTTAATTACGATTGACTTATCTTCAGGTATTTGAAAAAAGTATCTAAATTTTTCATAGTTCCAATGTGAGTTAAATACATACCAATCATATTCGTTAAATCTATTTTTATTTTTAAAAAATGGTTGTAAATTTGGTTGATCATAAGAATTTTTTTGCCAAAGTATATTTACTTTGTTAGGGTCGAGAGGCACCTTACCAGGTATTGATGTGCATATTTGAACCTTATCTAATATATCTTTAGGCACATACTTATTTAATAATTCATGTTGTAATTCTGTTGCGCCTCTTGGTTCCATTAATTACTCAATATCAAAGTTACCAGATATAGTCAAAGCATCTTTTGTTAATGAAACCATATGGTTTAAATAACTTGGAAATATAATTAAATCATTTTCAACCACATCAAATTTATTTTGTGCAATAAATAACGTTTCTGCTTTTGACGCATAAATTAAATCACGTGCTGGGTGAAAAAAAATAGTTTGTGGTTTTTCTATTTTTTCATACGCTACAAAAGAAAAATGACATCCTGCATGATTATGTGTATCTTGAAAATCATTTTGATAAACGTTCTTCCAAATATGATGCACTGTAATTTGTTTTATCTTAAAATCATTTGACAAAATTTCTTTTAATTTTGTACCTAAATATTTACTACCCTCTTCAGATATAATGTTTTTACCACTAAATGTAGAAAGCACTCCAGATAAAAAAGATGGTTTAAAATTAGAACTTTTTAATTCAATTTTAGATACATCTATATTTTCTTTCCAAATAGGAACCTGAAAGAGAATATGTTTCATTAATTTTTTTTTGTTGCAACACCCATGTTTACTCTAGTTACTTTAATTTCCAAGTCTTGTCGAAAATCATCCATAGTAGTGTCACTATTGGGATCAGCAACATCAGCGTCAAAATCAGCTTTGGAAGCATAAACTTTTCCTGTACGTTTGTGTTTTATTATCTCCTTAGCCTCTGCAGGTATTTTTGGTAAGTCTTTCATAATTATTCCACGTTAAATGTTGTTATACATATTGCCCTAATTTGATTAGGCTCTGTTGGAGAATTACCTAAATGATAGTGTTTGTCAAACATTATTACTCTACCTTTCTTAGGCTGTATTGATTTTACAATATTATTATCTTTATAAATATCAGTAGATCCTGTTGAATCATTTAAATACATAAGTATTTGAAAATGTGGTTCGTAATGATCTATGTGTAATGTGGGTTTACCTATAAATGGTAACGTTAAATTTACACAAGATCTTATGATTTTTTTAGGTTTGTAATTAACTGCTTCACAAAATCTTAAATTAATTTTATGAAAGAAATCAAAAAAATGTGAGGTAACTTTACCATCTCTATCTACAAGTGTATGACTAAAATAAGGAATGTTGTCTTGTTCAACTTGACTTCTAGCAAAGAACCAAGGAAAGTGTTTTGTTTCATCTAATAACATTTGATCCATTATAAGCGACTCTTCTTCAGTAAAAAAGTTGTCCTTTTGAAAAAAAATCATTTACCTCTACCCTGTCGGTTGTATTTTTTAAAACTTCTTTTTTCACTTTTTGATAATGATTTTTTGTGTCGCCTAGGACGCTTACGAGGTTTTGGTCTTGGGACGAAATTTACAAATTTACGTTTTGCCATTGTCAATCTTTATATTAAATGAAATAGAAATTCTACTATCATTTTCGAGGTTTGGATAAACCATGTGTTGTATATATGAAGGAAATAATATTATCATTTTGTCTTTTGGTGTAAGTCTAAACTCACTTAAAAAATCAGGATCGTTGAAAATAAATTCATGACTGCTCATACTAGGGCATTTGTCATTTCTAATAAAAGCAATATCACCAGATTTTTCTAATGTCTTGATATATAACACACCACTAAAATCAGCGTCAGGGTGAATATGAGGCACATTAAAATGACCTTTATTATTTTCATTAATCCAAATATTGTGTAATGTTAATTTTGCGTCACCAAAAGTATAAGCATTTTTTAACATTAAAACTATTTTATTTGCTAGCATTTGGGTCAGCATTAAATCATCTTTACTTATATCGTCTGATTGAAATCCACCTTGGTTACTTTTTAATACAATATTATTTTTTTGTTTTTTATCTGATAATATTTTTATTATCTGTTTACTCATGTACGGAAACTCATCTTCCGTTAAATAATCTATTAATATAGAATCAGTAAAAATTATCTTTTTCATTCAAATTGAAACCAACCGGTTGCAATATATTTTTCATGTTCTTTTGAAATTTGACCTTTATGGGTATGGGTCCAATAAGCTGGCCATATGGTTGTCAAACCTTTGACAGCTGGTAATTTAATATTTTGATATAAAAATTCTGTACCACCATTAGGCACATCATTCAAATAAGTCATATAAACTAAATATCTTTTTAATAATGTTTTATTACCATTTTCAAAATGCCACGCTTTGTAACCACCACCTGGAGCATAATATTGTATATTTAAACTCTCACCTATACCAAACTTAGGCACATAATCTGCATATGGATATTTTTGTAAATATCTTTTTAAACATCTAAATAAATACTCACAATATTTGTTAGATGCATCAATTTTTTCTAAATCTTGTGGTTTTATACAGACATCTATGGAATCTTTTATGCTTTTATCTACAAATGATTTATCACCTTCACACTGAAATCCTTGCACTTTATCTTGTGAGTTTTTATGATATTGAATTAATTCATCACATACAGATTCATCAATAGTCCAAGCACCAATCAAAGAATTATGAGGTATCATATATTCTTGAATATAATTTTTTAATTGATTATCCATTCTCCTGTGATCTGTCTATTTGTGCATAACTTATAATACCCTGCAACTCACCAGCAGTGCCAGCTGTCATCTTTAAGATATCACTTTCTTCTAACACAAGTGTCTGTGTTATAAGATCTTTTGTGGTTGAAGCGGGTATGGGATTACCACTAATTCTAAAACTAGCTGTTGCAGAAGTGTCAGTTACTTGCACAGATAAATTAATTGGATTAGATGAAGTGTTATCTATTTGTATTTGTTTTATTAAAATTCTTGCATTATCAGGTGCAGTTAGAACTGATGTTGTTCCAGTGCTTGATAAATTTATTCCAGCATTTTTATATTGTATTGTCATAATAAAAACCAACTAAAAGTATCTTGTTCATTTTTAAGTTCTTGTTGATACGATGTGTTTAACTTATCTTGCATCGTACGTAAAGACTGATTTATTTGTCTTTGGTTTTCTTCAGTATACTCTGGTGATGGTTCAGGTATAACAATATCAACTCTAGCCATTATAAATCCATGTAGTCAGATGCAGCTCTACCAGTTACTCCAGTGTTACCACCCCGTCCTCGATCTTGAGCTGTAGGTTGATTAGATCCAAAGTCACCTTTGTCAATTCTTTGTTGTAAGTCTGTAGTAGATTCTCTATTTATTCTAGCATTCATACCCCTGTCGGCAATTTTGTTTTTTACTGCAGCTATACCGGTCAAGGCTATTGCTGGCACAGAAACGCTTTGCATAATACCACCAAGTACAGGTATTTGATTTAATATGCCTAAATTGTTAATACCTGCTTTTCTTGCTGCAAAATCAATAGCTTTGTTTCTTACAATATTTTTTGCCATTTCTTTTACTCCACCTACCGGTGGTCTTTGTGGAAAAAGACTCATAGAAGCATTATTCATGGGTGCAATACCAATATCACTAAAAGAGGGTTGATAAGATTGAAAATTTTCATTCATTCTTATAGCATTTATTTGATCTTGTATCTGTTGTTCTATTGGATCCATTATCCCCTCATGCCATCTGGTTGAATATCAGCTCTAAAAGTTCCGTATCTCCAACTTTCATCAGTTGAAGTATTAGCTATTTTTAAACTTGCAAATCTTGTTCTTGCTCTGGTATCAACTTTACTTGTTGAATTAGTTATAGTAAATGGTCCAAGGGGAGATGATACAGATGTGTTAGAAGGAAAATCTTTTAAGTTGATTGTAACTTGTGCATTACCTGTAATTAATTTAAAATCTGGAACAAATCTCCTCATGCTCATAAAAAATTGACCATTACCCTCTATATCTAAATCAAAATCTCCTGATTGAATAAAAGCAGGTATGGCTGTTTTGTTACCCTCAGCGTCTACTTGGTTATTACCTACCTCATGTTCATAATATATTGTAGCACCATTTATATTAGTAACACCTTGTATAGTTGGAAAGGTCGGCACAGCAGTTGAGTTAAATTCTGTAGCATATGGATTGTCATATAAATTTGCATCCGCGTAAGTAGTTCTTGCTAAGGATCCTGTAGTCCAAGCACCACTTTGATAATTGTATGTTACGCATCTATCAATAAGTGAACTGCCTGATTTAGGATAAAACCAAACTACTTCTTCATATAAAGTATACAAACCTGCATAGACTGATTCACCATTTTGGTAATTTATTCCAAGATTATCTCCATCAGTTGTAAAGACAAAGTCCTCTACTAAACAAGGCAACGCTTTTACTGTACCATCATAAACGAAAAAGCCACCAGCTTCACCCATCCAATATACAGCTCCGTTTACATATTTTATTGAATGTTGTCCTATTGCACCACAATTACTTCCCACTTGCCTAATTGAAAATGTAAATGGTGGTCCAACAAATTGTATTACGTAGGCAGCAAGATCTGTTAAAACAAATATATAATCTTTACCTTTTACTGCCCCTACTATTTTAGTACCTGAATCTAATCTAAATGTACCTGCTGTATTTACAGATGTAGGTGTGTAGTCACTAATGTTTTCTTGATCTGAAAACCTAATAAATAATTTATCTTGAGTGCCAGGAGATCCTATGGTTGTTTCTGTTCCTAACATTAACAAATGTCTATCTCTATCTGAAACCATAGACATTACAGATGCAGTAGGTGCATTACTAATTACAACTGCTCTAGTAGTCAAAGCATTAGAGTTTGCATTAATAGGATTCCAAGAAAATGATCTTCCGTTTTTTACTGTAGCTATAAGTTGTTGTCCAAAATTATCAAGAGACCAAGATGCAGGATCGATCGTTAAAGTTTGTGATAATGAGGCATCACCCCAACCAGTAAAATATTCTACGCCTGCTCCACTTGAATGAGCAGATCTTGTTCCTGCTGAAGCTCTTGTAATACCAGTCAAATCATTACTAGAAATACCAGTGTAAGAAATAAATTCAGCTCCTACTTTTATAGTACCGGATGTTGGAAATCCTGTGGTAGATGCTAATGTTATTGAAGTGCCTGATCCACCAGTTCCTGCAGTGTCGTCTAACAAAGCACCATTCAAAGTGCTGAACAATTGTTGACCTCCACCCCAAAGTCCTGTGCCCCAACCAAAACCATAAGTAAAACCTAAAGCTCCTGGTTTAATATATGGATTAACTACAGCTGATCCACTGCCATTTACAGTTGTGCCTGCAGCACTTGCCATAGTAATTGTAAAATCATCACTTGATGGAACAGATATTACTTCAAAAGTATTAGTTTCAAAATCTGATGCAGAGTATCCCGCTCCTGTTGGTGGCGTTACAGAGGTAAACGTAAATAAATCTCCAGCTTCAAGACCATGTGCAGGTTTATTTACACTTACAGTAGCTGATGTGTTAACAGTATCAAAGGTACACGATGTAAGAGCTGTATCTAATGGAGTAATATCATAAAAAGCTCCTTCATAATAAACGACTAAAAGTTTATTTGTACCGATTGCAGCGTATCTTCTTCCATCTAAATCTGCCCAAATAAATTGTTCACGTGCTGCACCCACTAAGGTGTTACTAAGTAGTTGTTGCCAACCACCAATTTTTTCAGGTAATCCATATCTAAATCTTACAAAATCGCCATCTACCCACTGACCTTCTGCTCCTACTTCAGTGACTTGTTTGTTAAATCCAGGTTTAATTATTACGTTTGTTAAAGGCATGCGTAAGTATAACAGATAAATTACTTACCTTCAATTTCATCAGTATCAAAAGTCTGTTTATTCTGTATATCTTTATTAAAATACATTTGCCAATCATGCACTATTTTCATAAGCCAATTACCCATATGTTTCAAAGATTCTGGTGACAAATACAATTCTTTTTTTTCGTTTAATATTTTTATTTCTGCATCACTGAATTGCACTCTACAAGATCCGTCTTTTTTATTTTGTAAAAATTTCATATTTACTCCTATATTTGTTTACCAATTCCCCAATAAGGTCGTCTATCTCTATAATGAGAAGCATGTTTGCCATCTTTATCTACATAATGAAGAAAACATTGAGCATACCAATCACCCTCAAATTCTTCTCGCCAATGGTCTACTTCTTGTCCTAAATAAATTACAGCATCTCCTTCTTCTAAATGTAGTGGTTGTCCATCAGCAAAAAAAGGCCACGGAGTTTTATCACTCCCTATATTTACAGTTGCACTAATTTCACATGAAGGTCTGTCTGTATGTTTTTTAAGTTCAGAATATTTAGTATACATTCTCCAAAAAGAATATGTTGGTAATAATTTTTTACCAGTTTCTTTTTCCATTAAAGATATTTTTTTTAACAAAATAGTTTCTGCAAGTGGATCAGCATAAAAATAAGTATCCATAGTGCCTTTCATTTGTTGATTATCAAAACTATCACTATTAGTCCGATGTTTCATCTCACAATATATATTTAGTATATCTCTTTCATCTTGAGTAAGAAAATTCTTAACAAGTTTATATTTAAAATCTTTTCCTATAATGCCCATGATACCATTGAATACCTTGTTCCAGATGTTACAGATTTTACCGCATGTGGATATAAAAAATTACTTGGCCACACTAATACACGATTTGCTTTTTTTTCAACTACACTTGTGCCTTCTTTATTAGGAGTTCCAAACACTAATTCTCCTCCTTCATAATCTTCGTTTAATAAAAAAATACAACTTAAAGTTCTTGGGCACGCAGTTGCATGATCGATGTGAAAATCGTAATGCCCGTTATTTCCATATTTTAATACTTGTATTTCTTGAAGTTTTACACTCATTTGTATTTGAGTATCGTTGATATATTTATCAATAAAAAATTTAAACATATTAGCAAATACATTACACCAATGAACGTTTGTCAAAGATTTTTCTTCTTCACCATTTTGAAGTAACCAATACTCAGTATCTCTAATTTTTTTATCTACTACAGATTGAGGTTCCCCACCATAGATTTTTGCGTTGCTAAAATGTTTAGATTGTGCACAAATTTTTAAAAATTTTTTGAGCACAGAATCTGGTATGGCGTTATCGTAAATTCTAATATAATGATTTAAGGTGTTTAACTCATCAAGAGTAGGCATCTAATTTTTATACATTAATTACGGAATTTGTAAAGGATGTAAAAAAGTAATAGAATTATCTGAACAATATTTTTCCCAAGAACCACTTAAAGGATAAGTAATTGTAGAAGTATCAAATGCTTCAAGTGTAGACTTATATGAATTAGCCTGTGAGACCATTGAATTAGATGGATCATTTTTTACTAAATCATTTATTTCCGTTATAACTTGTTGTATATAATCATCTAAAACTGATTGTTGATCAAAAACTAATTGATCAAGATTTGTAAAAGAAACCACTCCACCAGACATTGTAGCCTCTGATTGATTTGTTCTAACATTTTCAAAATCAGAATCACTTGGTTGATTAGTAATGCAATCTGCAATAATTATATTTTGACTATTTAAATCGCTTTCATTAGCAGCAATTTTAATTAATCTTTCTTGGTTATCAAATACTAAAGTTCCCATATTACGCCTCGTAAATTATCATTGCACCATGACCACCTGGGCCGCCACTTCCTGCTGAAGGTGCCCCACCATCACCAAGGGTTTGGTCATCAATTAACATATTGCTAGGTGAAGTTATATTTGCACCTGGTGCATTTCCTGCTGCTCCAGCAGAACCAAATCCAAATCGATTTCCGATTCCGCCTCCACCGCCTCCGCCATTACACGTTCGCGAAAAAATTGTTGATGCTGTTCCTGCATTTCCTGCTGCTCCTCCATACCCAGGAGCACCGCCGTTTCCGCGCGCACCTATAGTAAAAGCAAATGGTGAATTACTAGCTATTGGTCCAGTGAAAAAACCAAATCCTCCAGTTCCACCAGGACCACCTCGACCTTGATGCGGTGTAGGCGATGGACCACCACCGGCTCCTCCTCCGCCACCCCACATGTAAAGTGAGTATGACGAACTATTAGCTCCAGTAGTATGTTGTCCTGAAGCTGGTCCGTGTGCCCATTTTGTTAAAGTAAAACCACCACCGCCTGCTGATCCTGACGCTGCAGATGTTATTCTACCTTGTGCATCAACAGTAATATCAGCTGTTGTATAAGATCCAGCAGTCACTGCAGTATTTGCTAGTTGATCTGGACCAACTGCATCATCTGCAATCTTAGCTTGTGTTACGTTTTTATTTGATATGTTTGCTGTTAAAACAGCATTGTTTGAAATTTGTGCAGATTGAATAGCATCATCAGCTATCTGAGGGTTATCAACTGCATCCGCTTCTATTTGAGCTGTTCCAATAGTGCCCCCTAAAGTATTTAAAGATATTTCAGTTAGATTAGTTCCGTCAGAGTATGCTGCAAATATTTTTGGACTTGCAGCCCCTGCAGTCGTAGGGGAAAAACCTGTACCTGATGCTGTTTTGATAGTAAGGTTATTTGCATTAGTTAAACCGCTACAATCAAATATATAAAATTTTTCTATTGAATCTGGAACAGTACAAACAGTGCTTGCAGCAATTGTAGCAGTTGCAAATTTGATTACTAAATTTCTTGCATTTGATATTGCACCATCAGACATTACTAATGCAACTGTACCTCCAGATGAAAGTGTTATTGATTCTACACCTGCTATTGCTTGTTGTACTAAATTTAAATTTGTATTTGTTTTATCACCCCATGTACCGGCATTTTCACCAGTAGCCATAAGTTCTAGTTTTAGATCACTCGAAAATGTTGATGCCATAAAAATTTCTCCTTAAGTATGTTTATATTACAATAATCATGCTGCCAAATCAACCTCAGTCCATGTATTTGATACACCAAGGTCAACTTCTTGCCAGCTCGTTATTGCTGGGCTTCCTACTGATGCAGTCATTTGTATGCCTGTAACATCAATATTAGCAATCCCTGTAACTGTAACTGAACCCACAGAACCTGTAGCTTGTAGACCACTAACTCCTATCATTTGTTGAGGTATAGTAGCTGGAGACCCTATCGACATTGTGCTAGATATACCTGTTACAGACTCTGTTGTAGATTGGACTAATGAGAAAGAACCCAAAGTAAATGTAGCTGAAATGCCTGAAACATCTACTGGTGTCTTTAATCCTGCAACAGTAGTTCCCATAGATCCTGTTAACGAACCTGCGCTAGTAACAGAAACATTAGCGTCTGCATCAAATCCTAGTGTTCCTATTGTAAAATCTAATTGATCCTCAGCAGCGAATACAGTTATGTCTTGATCAATTTGTAATGAAAAAGAACCTAGTGTGAAACTTGCCTGTACACCTGAAACTGTAGCTGTGAAATCTGCACTTGCAGTGGCTGTACCTATTGAAGATGATATGGATTGACCTGTAGGAGCAACTGAAAAAGCTTCACCCCATGCTAAATTACCCCAAGCTCTTCGTCCCCAACCTTCACCAGTTAGCTCTGACTCATCTATAGTAGTTGATCCTATGCTTGAGGTAGCAGAGATACCAGTTACAGGAACTCCAATACCAATAGTAGAACTACCTATACTAAATGTTGACGATATTCCAGTTGCAGTAAATAAAAAAGAAATTCCTGCTACTTCTTCTCCAATAGATGAAGATAAAGATACACCAGTGACAGAAACATCTGCATTTGCAGTTGTTGTTACTGAGCCTTGTGATGAAGTTAAAGAATTACCTGATCCACCCCAATCATTTGAACTCCAGGTAGATTGACCCCAATATTCAGAGCCTGGTGACTGAGCTATAACAGTAATATCAGCCACTAGGCTCCTCCTTTAAATTAAGCTAATCTTAAGATCGCAGCAGATGTAGTGAATGCAGGAAACTGAATTGTAAATGTTCCAGAAGTTGCAGTCTTGTCTCCACCAAAATCTAACACAGCTACAGCATCTGTGGTGTTTGAACCACCATCAGTTGTTGTATTGTATATTAGTGCACCTCTAGCTGTTAGAGTTACACCAACAAAAGATAGGTCAGCGAAATCAGTAATTGCTACTGATGATGAAACTTTTACACCTTGGTTTACTAAAGCTTTTCCACCAGCAGTATATCCTGATGGTGATGAAACTTCATTACCTGTTGTGTAGTTTGTAGTTGACTTACCTAAAGTTGCAGAATTTGTAAACATCGCTAATTTATACGTATCAGACGATGTATCAAAATCATGTTTACCCTGTAGTAATTCTTTCTTAAAAGAATCACATATTGCGTTAGTTGTAATAGCCATAATGGTTTCTCCTTAATAAGTTGTGTTTGGAGTAGGGCTTGGAATTTTCACTCTTAGAACTCCATCGTCATACTCCGCACGTCTTCTTCTGCCCATTTGTTGTAGAGCAAAATTCTGTATCTCTTCATTGTACTTCTTTTCATAGAGGTTGTACATATCCATGGGGCCTTTTAAAAATCGAAAAGCTTCAGCTAAAACACCATGTAAAAGCAACGACTCTTGATATGTAGAAATAAATGTATTGTTTGTAGATGTAAAATTTGGTGGATCTTTAATGTAGTTTATTTGAATTGTATCAGCAGCAGCAGGTGTAGGTGCTACAATTATATTAAAGTCATCATAATTAGCATAATATTTTGGTGTGCCTTGTGTGCCTGTACCATTAAACTCAGATATAAAACTTGTGTCTCTTTTTTCTAAAAATTCTCTATTACCACTAGAATCTATACGTTCAACTGATCTTAATATCAAAACATCAGATGGCATTGATACAGCTCTGTTGCCTGCTGTGAAATTAGAAGTAGCATATTTTCTTAGATCGTCATAATCTACTTTACCAGCTATATCTAATTCTACATTTCTTATAAATTCTTGTATTAAAGAATCTGATAAAACAGTGCTACTCACTTCTGTGTAATTTCTTACTTGTGTTAAAAAAGCTGTATGAGTGATTGCCATTATGAAATACTTACCTCCACAGAACCTATTGTTGAACTTAATTCTCTTCTTCTATTTTGCAAAGACGGATCTTCAGGAACCATGCTGTGTATGGTCGTAGTGACACCATTATTTGTCACCTCAAACTCTTGAGTTTTAAAAGCAAAATCACCAGGTAAAGTTAAATTAGCAATCCCCACAGATGCTCCACCTGAATCAGATATAGTTGTATCATTTTGAAATTTTTCAGTTGGTTGTTGAAATTTCATATTACGTGAATTTTGTAAAGCTATAGCATCAGCTATTACATGTTTTCTTCTTATTTGAGGATGTTTAGGTTCAAATTCTGAATTATGTACAAGCGAACCATTCCATTCTTTTACCATTTCAATATATGGAAAAACCATTCCAGATCTATCTGAAACTGCTTTTGCATGTTTTCCTGTTGCGTACTTTGCCATTATATTCCTTGTGGGTAGAAAGATTGTGGTGTTATGAAAGTTGAAGCTCTTTGACCATCTTCATCTAAAGCTCTTTTTAATTCATCTTCATAAATTAATTTATTTTGTTGCACCATTTGTGGTGCTTTTTTCATAGCTATGTAATATGAAAGACCTGCACACATGCATGGTAAGAATCTGTAAACTACATCAGCGTTATTAGTATAAGCACCTGCATCTTCTATTCTTTTAATCACATAATATTTTAAAGTAGTATAAGTATTTAAATCAGGTGCTTGATATAAATAAATTTTAGGTGTTCTTTCTCTTTCTACATAATATTGTGATGGTTGTCCTGTGGCTAATTTATTTGGTAATGCAGCATAGGCAGATCTATCTATTTTTGTCAAAGATACATCTTGTGTATTTGCGTTGTCAGCAGACGCAGCTGTTGAGGATATAAAAGCTTCTAGCACATCACTTACATCAGATGAAACACTATATTCAGCTTGGCCACTAACAAGTGAAGCTTCATGTAAATCTACTTTCCATAAATGAATTCCTCTATTACCCCATTCAGCAAATAATAAATTTAAACTTCTTCTTGCAGATTTTAAGTCATAACCTGCGTTTGTGGATAATCCACATCTTTGATACGCCTCATCTATGATTTCATCTATACTTAAATTAAATGTAACTGATCCTGATAATGTCATAATAAATCTTTATAATAATCTGTTAATCCACCTTTGTTAAATCCAAAACTTTTTTGTCCTGTTTTTCTTTCTTCAGCTCTTTTTTTATTTCTAAATCTTCTTTGTCTAAATACTCTTAGGGCCCTTTCATTACCAAATCTTTCTGCAATCTCTACGATGTTTCTCTTTTTAGCCATTTTTAAATCCTTTTAACATAGGCCCATAATATTTTTCATAACTTTTATTAGATATTTTAGTGCCATCGATCTCTGATTTAATATAACTACCAACATAAGGTTCTTGTTTCATCTTCTGACCTTTTCCTGGAGCTTTTGAAGTAGTCTCACTAAATGCTGCTCTTCCCATAGCAGCTTTAAATTTTATTCTGTGTTTTATAGCCATGCTAGAATTGTATCATTAACCCTTAAAAACTTCTAGACCTAACTAAAATTGTATTCTGAATCTCCCTCTCCAGTTTGACCAAAAGGATTAATATTAAAGGCTAAACTTAATCTGTTTTTCTCTGTATTATTAGTACCTATTTTGTGTTGCAAATATGAAGGAAAAAGTATTAAAGATCCTGGCTGACAAATTAATTTAACTTCAGAGCTGTTAAAGGGATTATATTTTACAATTTTTGGCGTGATATGAAAATTATACGGCCTTTTAAAATATATTGTAAATTCCTCTACACCTTGATCAGGATAATAACAACCACTAAACCAATAGTTAGAATGATAATGAAATTCTCCCTCTGCATTTGGATTTGTTTGTACAAGCCATGACGTGCCTATTCTAAAGTTTGTGGTATAACCTAATTCAACAAAATGTTTTTTTGCTAATTCACAAAACGATTGTTTTACAAAATTTCCATAATCTATGTTATTAAGAATGTGTTGATCATTTGATAAAAAAGTTCCTTTTTTTCTAAGACCATGCAAATCTAATTTTTTTAATTCTGGTAGTAAGATTTTATCGTTAATATAGTCCATATTAACTTTTTCGTATAAACAGATGGGTTCTGCAAATAAAGCATTAATAGTAGGTTTCATTAAACTATTTCTTTGGCAGATCCTAATATAGGTTTATATTTTGTTTTACCCTCTGATTTATAAGCGTGTAAAAAAGATGCTCTTGGCTGGTCGGGTATCCAACTGCAATGAATCCACCCGCTATTCGGTTCACCCGGAGTGTAGAACTCCAGGATAAGCTGATCTGGCGTAAGGTTATTTTTTATCCAGTCAAATAATTCAGCGTTATCCACGCCAATACATTCAAAGTCCGCTGCCTCAGCTTTTGCATGCTGCGATCGTGCTGAGCTGCCGATAGCCTCACACAACTCTACGCTACGAAAACCACTGGTAATCTTAACCCTACCAAAATGGTCACGTACCGGTTGAAGAATATTTTCACACAACGCTTTTAATTTTTCAATTTGTTCAGCGTTTGGGTTATTATTAATACCCTTACGTATTGCAGTGTCACTTTTAATAAGCTCTGATAAGGTAAAGTTACGTGTCAGGTTCATTAGAAAATTTTTCCGTTATACCATTTCCATAAATTATTAGAATTCAATATAGTATTATACATGTAATAATCAAAATTTAAATACTTCATAATTTCTTTTTTTTCTAAATTTAGACTATCTTTTTCATTATCTTTATTTAAATAAAAAGATCTATTAAAGTGCATTTTTAAAAAAACTTCTAAGTCTTTTATGTCAACGTAAAAATTAATATCTGAATTTATTATGTGTGTAAATTGTGATGCACAATGATTAACATGTCCATCAGGTCTAGAATAAATATTAATATAACTATTAAATAATTCATCAATATCTATGTCTGTTAATTTTACATTATGTCTTTTTAAATCATATTTAAGGCCAGCAATAAATCTGTCGTATGGATCTCTTATCACTGTCCACTTAATTTTTGTATTAGATTTAATTTGTGTTCTTTTTGGGTTTAAATGTTCTATAGCTTTTAACACGCTAGAACAGGCATTTTTATGTATTAATAAATACTGAAAATTTTCAGTCTCATGAAACTCAATATTTTGAAAAAACATTAATTAAGTATTAACTTTTTTATCGATAAAGATCCATCTATATTTGACTCTAATTCTGCTTTACCTTTCCAGCATTTATATGACACACTTTCTGAAAAAGTTCTCTCAGCTTTACGTTTTCCACGTAAACACATAGCCATTGAATCTTGTATACGTGCTTCTTTAATTTCTCCATTTACAAACATTAACAATCCTATTACAGCTTCAATCATTGTGACTTACCATTTGTATAACCAAGATCTCTGTTGGCATCTTTTAATTTTTCAATATCTACCAAAACCTTATCCATTTGTTTTGTTAAAAACTCGATGTTTACTTTATTTAAAGCCATTGACTCAATATGTTTATTTAGACGATCAGTGGTTTTGTACAAATCCTCTAACATCATATACTGCTCAGAATCCGCAGGCAATGATCCCATCTGACCACGTGGCCATTTTATTCTAAACTCTGTGTTCTGCTCAACATCTTGTTCCATTATTTTTATTTTAGTGTCTGCAATGTTGATACGCTCTACAATTTGAAAATAGCCCATGGTGCCAAGTGCAACGATAACAATTAGAGAGGCAACCGTCTTCATAGGCATTTGGACGGCTGCCGACTCTGATATTGAAAGTGGTTTTTGAGACATTAGTCTCCTTTTAACCATTTATGGATTTTTACAAACGGCCATTTAATCCATTTAACAATTTTTTTTACCATATTTTCCTCCTCTACAATTTGTGTTTCATGATTACAAAAATCACAATCACAAGATGGACAATCTCCAATAGTGCCTTTTCCAGGGCAGTGACACACATGTAAACAATCAAAACAAATTGCTTTCATTTTTTTTTCTCCATTTGGTAAAACATTTTATCACTATCCTCTGTAACCATGCTAGAGTCCTCTGCATCCCAATAGGTAGTTTGGACTTTATAGTCAGGCCAGCTGTTATCAGTAGTGTAGCTATTAACATGCCACAAAAGGCGATTATTAGGCTGACCAGCAAAATTGCCGTTATTAAGAGCCAATATATGCGCACACTTATGTTCTTGAGGTATTTCAGAATGTTCAGTATCCAAGATGTTTGTGTCAGGACTTGCCCAATCGATCGTGAACAAATATTTTCCATGATAAAATTTTTTATCAATACCCAAATATTTACCATTTAAACCATCCAACCAATCAAAACAATGAACACTAGGCCAATAGCTAAAACAATTCCACAATTCAAGTTCTGATACTTCCATATCGGGAACTTGTGATCTTTCAAATTCTTTTTGAAAAAACGCTGAAATAGGTAATCTCCAATAGCAAGCCCCATTTGGCAACATAATGTTAAATAATAAAGCACGACCTGAAATGGAAGTAAGGCCAAAGATAACACAATCACTACTGAGTTTTTTATATTTTTCATCCATGTCATAAAGATATTCTTTTCGAATTTTACAATATATCGGAGGTATGTTTGCGTTTAGGTAAGCCATGTTTATACTTTTCTCTCCAGTAGTTTTTTCTTTCTAAAACTCTAACTCTTTTCTCAAGTATATCAAATCCTAAAATTTTTTTAAGAATCTGCGTTAACATTTCCATCTTCTTCTTGCTTGTCTAATTCTTGAATTAGGATCATTTCTAGTTTTTGCACTAGCTCTTTTTAACTGTCCTAACGATCTTGCGCAATAACTTTTTCTTCTTTTAGCAGCTTTTGATCCAGCTTTAACTTTTCCAGTTACTGCAGTTTGTAATTTTGATCCAGGGTTTGCTCTTCTATAAGCAGCAACACCTGCTTTTGTCATACCCGCACCTTTCTCTGTAGGTCTAAAATTCTTTTTGTTTCTCGCAGGCATGTTATCACCACCTCTTTTTAACTTTAACATGCCACCTTGAGCTTTTCTTTTTTTCCTAAATACTGATTTAACTACATCATCAAACGTAGGCATATTAGTTAGTTTTTCCATATCTGCTCGCCAAGATTCAGCTGATGCTGGACTACCATAACGATTTGGAAAATATCCAGTTTTTCCTTTTCTGCTTAGTTTATGTGTTCTAAAAGAACTACCTTTTCTTGTTTGAGCTCTTGTAGGAACTATAGCTGATTTGTCACTACCTCCAGCACTAGCTGTATGATGTTTAGCTTGTCCAGGTATTTTTACTGATTGAGTTCTACTATAACCATGTGCTTTTTTAAAATTAGCTCGATTTATTTTAGCATTTTTATTACGTTTTAAACGTTTTAAAATTTCGCTAAGTTTTTTACCGGCAAACTTGCCACCAGACTCAATTAGTTTTATTTTACTCATTCTACGTAAATGTTATTGTTACACCACCAGTTCCACCAATCGTTGCATGAATTCCATCTTCAAACAATATACCTGATCCTGGAATAAACATATCTAAACCTTCCTCTCCAAATAAAAATGTAGCAATCGTTGTGCCAGAAGCTCCTCCACTTTTAAAAATTATTGATCCACTAGCACTGTTACCTTTTGCTTGAATGGAGGTAAGTCTTGCTCTTTTATTTAAAGCAACCATTTGTGTAGTTGCGGTAGCATGTGCTACCGACTGGTCACTTGTAAAACTTCCACCACCACTCATAATTATCCGTTCTGTCCTGTTAAATTAGGACCTGAAAATTTATCAGTAAATAATGTTACTGCAGTCACTTTTGTAGCGGTTGATAAAAAGACTCCGTTTGGAAATAAAATTCCATCTTCAGGTAATGAAAAATTAATTATATCTCCAGATGGAACATCCATAGTTAATAAATTTGTACCACCGGATGATGAGTTTGTATTTAGTTGAATTTGTCCAGCACCAGTGCCATCAGATGCTATAGAAATAGCTTTTAGTCTTACAGGTGTGGAAATAATTACAGTTGCACTAGCAGTGCCTGCAACTCTTGTCGCTTGTATATCGGCTTTTACTGCCATAAAATTCTCCTATGTTTGTGGCTCCCGAAGGAGCCACTAATTAATTATTAGCTCCAAGGATTAGCAAATGTTCCATTACCAATCAATTGTGCACTAACTTGCCAGATTAAACCATCAACTGCTCTACATTGAATTTGAGCACCTTCTAGTCCACCTTTAGTTGTAGCTGTTAATGTAAGAGTATCAGTCCCACCAGCGTTAAATGCAGTTACAGCTCCTGGATCAGTTGCTGTGTTATTGTAGATTGCCATCCCTCTAAACACATCGGCTGTTGATCTACCTGCTGCAGTTCCAGCATTAAGAACGAATGTGTTACTACCTGTTAAACTTGAAGTAACAATAAATTCGTACATAATTCCAACTCTGTTTGTAGAATTTGGATCATCAGATCCAGAAGATACTGGTGTAGCTGTGTCGATTATTGAAGGTAAATTAAATACAGTGTTTGCATCTCCAATTTGAATTATTTTACCTTGATATTTATCAATTCCTGCGATGTCTGTTCCACCATCAACTGTTCCAGTTATTGATTGTGCCATTTCTGGACCTGATCCTAAGAATCCTCTTAAAGATCTTACCGGTCCACTAAACGTTGTTCTTGCCATAATATTTTCTCCTCTATAGCGGTTAAATAATGTAGTCTCTATAGCGTCTGCCTAGCCAGTCTACAAAATTATATTTTCTAGGTCTTTTAAGTATATATAAAAAAAGGGGCAGAGTAAACTCCGCCCCTTTTTGATAGATTTATAGTCTATTAGCTAGTTGGTAGATTTCCGTTACCAAATACACATCTTGGATCTGAGAATCCAAAAGAGTATCTTTCTCTAGCTTTAAATCTCATGTTACCTGTATCGAAGTCACCTTCCATAGCAGTTTTGATCGGTGATCTAACAAACATTTTTAGTCCATTAGGCACATCAGTTAACAAGAAGTATGAGTCTGTATCAGTCAAGAAATTATTTATTCTATAACCTTCAGGTACCATACCCATGTTATTGATCGCATTAATGTCATTGTCTGCAGTGCCGGTTCTCATTGGAGATTTCATGATTCTTTCCGCTGTGAACTGAAGTTCTTTTGGAATAATCATTTTTCTTCCTTGAGCAGCTATTTTTAAGCCTCTTTCATCGACAAATCCTGCAATGTCAATTAATGACTGCTCTAATGAAGTTTCGTTAAGGTCTGCAGCTACTGCTAGTACATTCGAGAATGTACCACCTGTTGCTAGTGGGTGAGATGCATTAATTAATGATACTCCGTCACCACCAGTTACAGCAGTAAATTGTGCTTGGTTAAGCACGTTTGCAGCTTTAACTTGCTTCGTATTAGACATAGATCTTGCAAGAGCTCTTGTGTATCTCGCTGCAAGTCTATCATATAGGTTATCTTCAATTGCTTCCTCAGTGATTGAGAATGCTAATGCGATTGTTTCGTGGTTGTATCTAGCTGTGAATGTTTCACCTGCTTGATCAAACACAACTCCAGCACCTTCTTGTTTTACTGGTGCAGAAGCGAAACCGCTTAACATTACTTCCTCTTCGAAAGCTCTGTCAGATGTTTCAGTCGCAAAAATTTCAGCATGCTGATTTTCATAACGACTATACTCCAGGCCGAATAAAGCATTCAAACCTGGCTCTAGTTCTTTGACTAGTTGTGATCGTGATATTGCCATAGTTATTCTCCTCTATTATAGGCCTGTACCACTTCTATAGAAGTGATTGTTGATTCTAACAAGAATATTAGCATTAGCAGAGCCCGTGTCAGAATTATCTGGGTCCTGACAAATATCGATCGCCTGAATGACGAAAGTTTGTGCAGTACCTGATACTGATACATCAAGTTGTGCTTTTGATATTCCTGTTGCTGTTACACCAGTAGTATTTGTTACTGAATAATTCCTAAACAAATCTGCTCTAGTGAAAGCCTCATCAGCATCTACCAAGAAAACTGCATCTGGATCATCAACAACGAATGCTGTGATGTCACTTGCTGCAATTCCACCTGGATAGTGATTGCTAAAAGTTGGCTTTTGAGTAGTTGGATCTGTATAGAAACATCCGTTGAAAACACCCACAACAGCATCAGATGTGTTAGCACCATGTTTTTCAATATTTCCAGTTGTTTTAGGTTCTACTAAATCACCTTGGAAAATTGCAGTCGCATAGCCACTCGCAATCGTGTATCTGTTTTGAGCTCCTACTAATGGTGTTCCGTCTAGTTTTCTGTAAGGTCTTAGACCGAACTTTTCACTTACGTTTGCCATAGTTGTTTTTTCTCCTTATGTTAATAATCCAAGCTATCTCGGGTAGGTAATGCAAAAAAATTATTTTTTACGACTACCACCAAAGGTAACTCTTGACTGCCTATCAATATTGATTGGCATGTCAGGGTGTTGTTCCTTCATAAGATCTCTATCAATCGCGTCAGTTCTATCTTGAGTTATTCTTCTAAAATACTCAGCACGTTGTTTCAAAATCTCTTCTGGTATCCTTGCCAACACAAGGCCACCAATTCCGATGAGCCCAGCATGTTTGCCTTCGTGGATAACAGGATAATCGTTTTCACCGATCTCACTTAATATGGTTTCAGCTTTAACGAATTCCCAACCCTCTCTAAGTTTTTTAGAAACATTTCCTGGATCTTCAAAACCTGCAGTGTGGGTTCTTATCCATCTGTGCGCATAACCTTGCGGTGCAGCTGGCGCATCCAAACTGGATGGTGGAGTCCAATCTTTCTTCCTAGCTTTTTTAATTCTAGTTTCAGACTCGCGTGAAGTTTTTATTTTATTTTCCATGTTATACTCCTTCCTTCACGTATTTAGCGTATTCCTCTAGTGGCACCCCTAATTTCTTAGCGATAACTACCTGTGATTTGGTGAGTTTCACAGACTTGCGTCCACCGGCTCTACGACTTACTGATGCCACATTTTGGACGGGTTCTTTTTTAGCTTCAGCTTGGTCTTCAGTCGTATCGGCAAATTTCTGAGGGAAATATTCCTTCATACGTTTGTTTATTTGATTATAATACTCGTCAGTTTCTGCGTCAATTCCCTGCTGTATTATCTCATCATGTATTCCCATGGCAGCAGATGTCATAACTCTATCTGCGCCAAACCACTCATTTTCCTGAGCCCATTCCTGAGCTTTTCGACTTATTTGTGGTTCTTGAGTAACTTCTGCGGGTTTTGACGTTTCTTCTTTTTTCCTAGCCTCTTTTTCTGCAAGAGATATAGAAACTTTTTCCTTTTCAACTGCTAACTTTGTAAGTTTATCTTGAGCTTCTGTAATTTGATCTGCATCTTGAGAATCAAAAGCGACTTTTAAAGCAGCTTTTGCCTTATCTCTTTCTGCATCTATTCTAGCATCATACTCTTTAAGATAATTACTATCGACTTCTTCATATTTTTTTTCAGCAGTCTCATACTTTGTCTTAAGTCCTCTAGCATATTCGACAGCAGCTTTTTCTCTTCTTTCTGCTTCCCGAACTTGAAAAGTTAATTTTTTTATTCTTTTTTGAACTTTGTCAGAATAGTCAGTAAGATTTGACTCTTCTTCTTTTTCTTCCTTTTGTTCAAATTTTGGTTTTTCTTCTTCTACATCTGTTTCTTTTGTTTCTTGTAAAAGTTCTTTTGCAGTTTTACCACCTTGACTTACATCTACATAACCTAAGTCAACATCTTCTTTTTTTTCAAAAGTTTCACTACCAGTTTCAGGAGCTTCAACGTTTATAGTTTCTTCTTTTACTCCATCTGTATCTAATTCAACTTCATTGTTTTTATTTTCTTCAGCCATTTATCCTCCTTAGTAATGGTGCAAGATATCATTTGGATCAGCTATCGTTGAAATGACTTCATCGTCATTTAAAACCCTTACCTCTCCACCATCAATCTTGAATCTTGACCCTGCGTACCTGCTAAAAATAATCCACTCATTTAACTTACACCAAGGTCCTTTGGGAAATTTTTCTTTATCGTGATAACAAAGATCTCCCATTTTTAACACAAGACCACAAACTGTAGTCATTTGTATAGTTTCTTGTGTATTATCAGATAAAATTATACCGCCTTTGGTTTTCTTTGGTCCTGCATATGGCAAAACTAAAAGTCTGTAACCAGTTGGTGTTGGTAATTTATCTAATGTTGATTTTTTGATCGACTTAGGATCAAGGACTGTTTCTACTTCTTCTTTTGCCTTGTAGGCATCTAGAAGGGCTTCAGTCCGTTTCGGTGTCTCCGTGGACTTGTTCATCTTCATACTCCGTTGTGTTCAGCAGGTCTTTAAGATCCTGTTGCAGGCCTTCTAATGACCTGATTTGACCCCTAACATATTGTAGTTTATCCATCGTGTCAACACCATATATAGCGTGGTCTTTTAGTTGTTGAAGTCTTTTTTTTATTCTATTGTTAACAAGTGTTATTGTATCTATGTCCATTTTGTACCTACCCATTTAATTGAAAATCTTGCTATATGTGGTTTATTAAAAGCAAATCCACGATGTAAATCAGTTCCACTCTGCTCTATTAGCCTACCATAGGCAAAAGGAACTTTAGTATCTGAAGTTTTATGATAAAATTCTCCACCTATGTTTTCAGTTAAATTTTCATTACACATCATTAATATATAAACTACATGATCATCGGTGCCATCTATGTGTAAGGTGCCATCCATTCCTGCAAATTGTAAATTAGAACTTATTTCAATTAATTTTAAATTTTTATTACTTACTTTTTTTATTTGATTAAATGCGTCTATTAAAGAATTAGTAAAATTTTTATTATTATTATAATTTATTTTATCTTCACTAAATCTTTGAAAGTATGTGTTACCAAGAAGTAAATGACTACCTTTATTTCCATACGGCCATGTTTTTCTATTTGCAATGTTATCGGCATACCAGGGTTCTTTAGATAAAATTGCACTGACCTCATCTAACCATTGTTTATCAAAAACATCATCATAAATATTTAACATTAAGATTCTCTTTGAAAGCAAATTTTTCTTTCGCCTGCTTCTATTGGTTCAAAGTTCCAAGCTTTTAAACATTCTTTTACACTTGTCATTTTAAACTTTTGATAATCATCGAAAATAAATCTTGTGCCTATTCTAGACTTATCAGCAAACCATACTGCTTCTCTAATGATATCTTTGGTCATGTGTGG